CGATCAGGCGCTCGAAGCGCTGGCGAAGGCGCTCAGCGATGATGTCAAGCCGAGCCGCTTCGTCCCGGAGGCACTGGGCCCTCATCTTCGCCTTGGAGATAGCGTTGCGACACCCCCAGGCGGTGAACTTCATCTTCATGATCATCTGCTCAGGCGTCGGCGGGACGCCGGGCGGACTGTCATCATCAACCGAGATTGCTTCCATCAGGGCGTTTCGTTCGGGCTGAACCCACTCGGGGCCCTCGGTTTCCACCGGACCGACTGGCTTACCATCACCCCTGAGAATCGCCACGACGTTCGCCGTCTTGACGGGCTCGTACACGGAATGGGGGTGGTTGATCTTGAGCGCGATCTTCTTGTGCACACCCATCAGGATGTAACGGTTTGACAGGTTGCACACGCGATCGAGCTGATGCGAAGTGAGGCTTGCGGATTTGACCATGTCAGCGACAATCGCCTCGGGATTCCCACCCTTGGCGTGGTAGCGCAGGGCGGCCGCTTTTGCGATAGTATTCAGATCCATGTTCGACTCGGTGGCAAACGTGTTCACGAGCTCAAAGGTAAAACATCCAAGCACCAGGGTGCCAACGTGCCAATAATGGACAGAGAATCTTCCAGGTCGGGCATGCGCTTCGTCGAGGCGAAGGTCACGGCCACCTACGCTTCAGGCGCCGTGTCGGTGCGAACCGACGACGGCGAGAACCTTAGCAAGATCCGTTCTATCTTCTCGGGCGTCGAGTACGATTTTACGGCTGGAGACCGCGTCGTGGTCGCGACTGATGGCTTGCGCCACTTCGTCGCGGGTGAGGTCAGGGTTCCAGTCATTAACGATCAAGGCAAGCGTGTTCTTCGTGACACCGCAGATGATCTTGTCGATCTGACGACAGCAAAAAAGATCGAAATCGTCAACGCGGCCGGCGACCGGGCGCGCGTTTTGGTTGATCAAGCGATGGTCCTCGTCGACACGGGCGACTTCTGCGCATCGATCTGGGAGATCGGGCAGCGCAAGATTACGAACTACGCCGAGGCGCTCGAGCATGTGATGCCCGGCATGGCTTCGCTGATCGGCTCGAGGGGCACGAAAGCCTACGCCCGATACCAGTGGCGTAGCATCATCGACGAAGCTGGCCTTGGCCGAGCACTTCAGCATTCGCCCAATGCCGCACTGAATGATGGCAGCACGCTCGAGGTGAGGCTGTTTGACGACGAACAAAACGCGCGCGTGACCATGTACGCAGGCGGCACAGACACCGCCGAGCTCAAGATTGAGCCCTCAGGCGACATCGAGGTCACGACCTCGACCGTCGTGGGCATCGTCGCGGCGAACAGCATCACGCTGAACTCAAGCCTCGTGAATCTGGGCGGGGCCAATCCTGCGAACGCAGTGGCAAGGGCGGATTTGGTTGAGCAAGCGGTCACAAACGGCGTGTTGGCCCCCTACAACAGCCACTTCCATACATACGTACTGCCCTTGATACCTAGCGCGGCCGCAGTTACGACCCCAACGACCTCACAGATGCCTCCGTTTTTCGGAACGGGCTGCACCAACGTTCGAGGTGAATGATGAGCTACCTTTCAGACCTCATCGATCAGGTTTCGAGCGCCTTGGTTAACGCTTTTGGCATGAACGTGGGCGGCGAGACCTTCGTCGCGATCGCGAACAGCTTCGATGACTATTCTGAGGACTCTCCTGTATACAAGGAACAGATCGCCGGGATCGGCAGCCTCGCCGAGGTCCTCTGCGAAGGCTTGACGAATGACCGCGTGACGACCGCCGACAACATTGACCTGTCATCACAGCGCGAGGTCATGGTGGTCACGGTGAACACTGGCGCCACGAACAAGACGGTGGGCCTGCCGGCGTTGGCTAATGCGAGGGTGGGGCCCTTACATATAGTCAAAGGCGATTCGGGTGCCGGCCAGGTTATCATTGAGCCAGACGGCGCTGAGGAAATCGCAGGATCAGCCTCAATCACACTTTCGAGTCAGTACGATTCAGCCACGATATGGCCAGCGGGCACATTCTGGTCAACCTGAGAGGAACAGCAAGATGACCTTCTTTCGCGTGAAGAGCAAGATGTCGCTCCGCAAGACCGCAGGGGCCTCCATCGGAGAAGATCCGACCAGATGGGGCGCCGAGGTCCTGAAGTCCGTGGCGTCGAGCCACCCCTACGTCGAGCTTTCGTCCGCGAACGTGAAGTTCACGCAGTCTGACCCATCCAAAGGTAGCGCCTCGGGGTGGGTCGACATCGGCAACAAAATCGCGCTCGCGTTCACGATCCGCCGCGACGGTCGCACGAACGACATCAAGCTCGACCCGGTCGACGTGATGTACGACGGCGAGCAGATGAGGTCGCTGCGCGAGTCGAGCTACATGCGGGCTATGGCCGGCGACGGCGTGGGTGACCTGTTCCCTCATGGGCGCAAGGGCGACAGCTACAGCCCTGAGGCCCCCTCGAACCAGTACATCGGCCACCTGACGGGCGACGTGACCCCGCTCAACATCGTCCCGACGCCAGGCGCAGCGGGCGGGGCGGGCTTCGCCAAGGGCGCCTCCATCAACAAGGAGGCCGGCTGCGGGCACGAGTACGACCAGCTCGAGCGCGTCCTGATCGGCTACCCTAGCCTCGTCCGCGTCGCCAAGTCGTACGGCCTCGACCCCGCGCTTTATGCGCTTCGGCCGCGCCTCGACGCCCCCGAGGTCACGAGGATGCCCGACGTGGTGATGCTCACACCCGGGCCAAGCGGCACCTTCTACGCGCACACGCCCGACGGCGAGCGCCTCGGGATCAGCGGCCGCGACCTGCGTGAGCTCATCGGCGCCGAGGCCGACACGAAGATCGCCGACATGATGCGCAAGGGCTACGTCATGATCAGGCAGTTCCCGGCCAACGCCGCCGTCGAGGTGCCGCTCCCCACCAAGGCGCCGATCACGATCAAACACCCAGGCTACTACAAGATCGAAGGGATCCCCTGCGTCGTGTCGACGCAGGTGATGTCGTTCGACGGCAATGTGGCTTCGAGGGTCAAGGCGATTTCGTACCACAACCGTGAGCTCGTCTCGCACTCAGCGAAAGGGGTGCGCTGCGAGTTCAACCCCCGCGACGTGCCCACCATGGGCAAGCCCACGATGGGGGCCAACGGATGCTTCATGGGTTCGCAAAACCACCTCCCAGTCTTCTCTCCGACCGTCGTCGTTGAGTCGATCGTGGGATCGCCCGACGGTCACATGACCTACATCGTGCGTCGCAAGGACACGCTCGAACGCTGCGCCCTGATCCCCGTGGGCGAGCTCATTCGCCCTCGCGAGTCCCTCGACCCCTTCCATGACCTGGGCGTGCCCAAGATACCTGTCTACTACATCCCGGTGAGCTGGACGTGGATCGACATCGAGGGCCCCATGGTCGCCGAGGATCCTACGGCGAAGCAGAAGCTCAGGGAGTCCGCCGTCGTGACCCGATCAGGGCCATTGTCGTGGTCTCTTAGCTCCAAGGGGGGCGTCGAGAGCTTCTCCGACACTGGCGCAATGCGGATCAAGCTCGCGAGCATGGGCGCGAACGACCACGCCATCGACTACGCGTCGGGCCTGAGCTACGGTCAGTCGGCCACGATCTACGGTGTGACACCGGCCCCGACCAAGATGTCGCTCAAGGTCGCTTCTCAGCGCCCCGAGCTCAACGACCGGATGCGTGCTGCACTCGCCATGTTCAAGGTCGCGGCCTCCGAGGTCGCCGAGGGCATGGACTCCGCCGCCGAGCAGGGCGCCACGCCCGATGAGCACTCGATGGACGCGATCCTGTCCATGCAGTTCGTTGGTGACGAGCACCTGGCCGACATCGTCGAACGCTCGGATGTGTTCGCAGAATGTGAGGACTCCATCGCGCGTTTGCTCTTGGCGGCGCGTATGGGCGAGGAGTCGCTCGACGACTCAGGGCTTGCCCGCGCCCTGCGCGGGATGGGCTCGGTGGGCGACTCGATTCAGGAGCTCAAGGTCAACCTCGCCGACAGGGGTGCAATGTGAACGCGATGATCAAGCTGGCCCAGATCATGGGCCAGCCCAACACCAAGCCGCCAAGCAGCGGGGCGCAAGCCATGCGCCCTCGGCCGGTCGGATCGATGGCGCCGTCCCTGAATCCGAATGCACACACGCCGGACATGACCAACACGGCGACCAATGTGAAGCTCAAGATGAAGATGGCGAACCCGTTCAACAAGAACCCGCCCTCGACGCCCATGATGCCAACGAACCAGCAACCCCAAGGCATGGTTTGAACCCTCCTGTAGACCCAGCTTGGCGATACAAGACGATGTTCGCGCTCGAGAACCCCGGGGAGGCCCCTGCGGATTTCGCCGAATACGCGGCACACCTACGCGAAGAGCATGATGATCCAATGGCCGCGCTGGGGGGGTGGAGGCCGAACGAGGCGACGCGCTTCATCAGGGGGAACCCTGAATGCAGGGCCACGGTAGAGCAGCTCCTCTATGAGAGGGCGCCACTGAGCCTGATCAAGGACTCGATCGCCCACCGCTTCAAGGCCTTCTACAGCGAAGAGGAGATCGACGCGTACCGCGCCCTGTACTGGGACGTGGACTCCATGACGGGCGTCCAGATCGCCCAGCACCTCCAGCAAAGCAAGCAGCTTCACCTGATGCCGAAGAAGCCCTCCATGCAGGGGCGCTTCAGGGAGGCGTATGTTGCCTTCGAGGCTGGGTATGCGGAGTCGCTCGACATGGACGCTGCGATGCGTCACATGTTCGCGCGCAACTTCTTCGAGTCGGAGAAGGTCATCCGCGAGCTGGGCATAGCGGGCATCGATCTCTCGGTGAAGCTGCAAGGGGCCGCGACGTCCATCTACAACTCACTCCAGAAGACGGCTACGTCATCCGGCGCGGCCAAAAAGCTCCCGCAGGCATTCGACGTTGAGATCGAGTACATGGACTCGACGGCAATACCCCAAGACATGGTGGCTGGATATGACCCGGAAGAAGACGATGGCTCCGCCCTTGCCCCGGGGGAGTATGAAGCGATTAAGCAAAGACTTGGCAATACCGAGCCCTGAGCCAAAGAAGACTGGCAAGTCGCTCGAGGATCAACTTGATGCTCACGGCCTGCCCGGTGACGACGTGTTCTCCCAGGACGACTACATCGACATTGGAGCCGAAGATGATCCGTTCAGCTAAAGGGGTCGTACTCCTGATTCATGTACGCAATGATCCGGGCGTAGATCGCCGCCTCGAGGGTGTCTTCGTTGCCAGCCTTGACGTAGACGAGCGTGTCGTCGCCCCTGAGCTCGGTCCTGACGTTTTCGATGTCCTGCGTAAATGTCGGGTGAATCGAGCCGTACGCGGGGAAGTCGATACGTCCCCTTCTGAGGTCGCGGATCCACGACGAAAAAGCCACCGACTTGTTCGCCGTAAGTCGCGGAGCCTGACCGTGCTTCTGTGACCATGACACCTCCTTCGACTTCGGGCTTGCCCACATGTTCGTGGTCACCTTGTCGACGCCGAAGGCGAGCGAGATATCCTCGTTCAGGCCGAATCCTCCGCCGAAGTCGCAGTGCGCCTTGGTCACCTCAAAGCGCCTGAGCACGTTGAGTATCTCAGGAATGCAAACCGAGGGGTTGCACTGGGCCCCCTCCCACTTCTGGAAGTACAGGTAACGCGTCTTCCCCTTGTAAAGCTGGCAAACCGCAATCGCGGTTGCCGCCTCGCCATGGCCCCAGTCGATGCCTGCGTAGCAGGGTGCGGTGCGGTGCTGAGCAAGGTACTCATGCGACATGGGCCTGCTTGAGTCACAGGCCTGCGCGATCATCGCCTGGGTAATGGGCTGCTCTGCGGAGTCGGCGGACAGCCCGAACACCTCGTTCAGGAGCTTATCCTCCGGGTAGTTTTCGAACTTGTAGAGCAACTCGTCCCACTTGTTCTGGTTGATGTGGCTGATCTTGGCGTGCAGCTGAGATACATGGAAGCCGGCCACCCTGGACTTCGGGTTCATGGCCACCCACCTGCCATCCAAGACGTCGAGCGGCGAGCCGCAGTGGTGGCACACCGGGCCGTGCTTACCGATGTTTCTGATCCCGAGGTTGATCCACTTGACGGGGCTGTGGTGCCTGCAAGCTACCAAAAACTCGCGCTGATCGCTCTTGACCCACGCACGGTGGGCGTCGTTGGCAAACGACTTCGGCGTGCCTGACAGCAGCTTCCTCGAGTGCTCGACGGCAAAGCACACGTTGTCGATGACGGGCTCGATGAGGTCGAGGTTCAGGTCCTGAATCTCGTCGTAGTGGATGAAGTTGATCGACGAAATGCCGCGAATGCCGTCCGCCGAGTTCCTCGCCCACTTCATGTACAGGCGCCCGCCCCCTCGGAACTCCTTCTCGTAGACGTTGTCCGCACCCTCTATCTGGCTCATGATGATCGCTGACGACTTGATGGTTGGGCCGATCTTGTCGTAGCTGTACTTGCGAACCTGATCCTCATACGGCGCGACGTAGAGCACACGGTGCCCCGGGTGGATCACCGGGATCGTGACCGCCTCGCCGGCGCCGCCTTGGCTCTTCCCGACCTGGCGTGAACACAACCATACCCGGCGCGTCGCGCTATCGTCGTGCATCCCGGGAGCAAATCCCCTCCCCTCGTAGTTGAAACGAGTGTTCTCATCGATCCAGATGGCATTCGCCATCCACGTTGACAGCCTAACGCCCAAGCTTCCTCACAGTATGGCGAGATGCCACTTCGACGGGAAATTGCTGACGACCGGTTGCCTGCATCCGAGGGGGAGACACCCCACCCGAGCTCGAGCCCGACGTCTGAGGTGACGCCATGACGAAGCTATACCCGCCAGCCGCAGAGCCGATGCGTGACTTCTTGAGCTTCGCCCCGGAGCGCTGCAGCCGCTCTCTTTTTTTGCGCGCCAGTCGGACCTTGGCTTTGTTCTGCTGGCGGTACATCCTCGAGCGCTCGCGCTCACGGGCGGTCGACAGCCTAGCCACCTTGATCATGGCGTTCATTTGGTCGACCTCGGGTGGCTCGCAGGCAGCAAGTCGTTGTCGTTGACGTACTTGGGGTTCTTGGGGGAGCCGGTCCTGAGCAGGTGCAGGAATGCATTAACCCGACCCATCGACCACTGGTTGCGGTTCATGCCGGGCCTGTGGCTCGAGCTGAACGCGCCCGCTCCGCGGCGGTAGACGGCCTTGAGCGCTCCGATGTCAACCTTCTTGTCCTTGTCCCCCGTGGCGTTGTTGTGCTCCTCCACCTTGCCACGCAGCGACTTGTCCGTGGAGAGATCCAGCTTGATCCCGCCCTTTGAGCCCTTGGCGCTACCAGGCTCGTTGCGTCCCGAGCCGGAGATACGCTCGTGAGGCTCAGCGGGCGTCTTCGGGTCGGAGGCCACCTTGATCATGGCGTTCATTTTGTGGCTCCTCGTCAAGTATGCACGAAAGGGTTATTTCGAGATCGGGCACGACGGCGCTTGCCATAGTGATCATACCGTCGTCGAAGACAATAAGCGACAGCATGCCAACGCAATAGCGCCTACCTTCGCTACAAAACCAATACGCTACGGGATCACGATCGCCGGCAATGAGATACATCTGCGGCTGGTTGTCGTACATCATCTTGAACAATCGAAGATGTCTACGAGAGAACGTTTCGCGCTCGAAGGGCGACATGCCCGAGTACCACTCCATATCCCCCGAAGCATCCCACCTCATCATTTGATGACGCCCCCATCCTCAAGGGAGTTCAACACCTCAGTGACCTTGGCCTCGACCCTGTCTCGGGGCGTGATGTCGAGGCGCGCCACGTACGCGACATTCGTCTTGCCATCGGCCGTCTTCGCCAAGATGTAGATCTTGTCAGCGTCGATGCTACTCGACCCCATCGAGCTGATGAGGTCGTTGGCCTTGTCTTCGAACGTCATATCTTCACCACTTCTTGCAGGACCAGTACCTAGCCTTCCACTTCGGGCCCGGGCTGTCGCAGTTGTGCCGGGCCCGGAAGTTCTTCTTCCGGCCAGGCTCATTCTTGCGGATCCTCATGTTCTGGTCGCCAAAGCGCACCGTGACCACATTGCCTTTGTCGTTCTTGACCCGCACCTTGAACTTCTTCGTTGGGTGGTCGGGGGTGCGAATGGGGCTGTTGAGCTTCTCGGCGAGCTTGATCATACCGTTCATAAGCGACCCGTTGCAGCCCTACGAATAGCATTGAGCTCCGCGCCAACGCCGCCCGCCATCGTGCCAAGCGCCCCACCGGCAACAACAGCAGCGGGTGAGCGCGCCGCGGCGCCAAGCGCCGCGCCGCCCGCGCCCACGCCGAGCAGGGCTGCTCGGTCTTGGCTAAGCGCCGCCTCAAGGTCCTCCTCTCGAACGGCATCGTCAATCATCCGGCCCAGGGTCGCGTGGTACAAGAGCCCAGACGCGGCCCCCACCGCGGGCACATAAGAGGGTACTCCCCACTTGGCGCCTGGCGCTGAGAGCAGGAGGGCCCCGCCGCCTACGCGCCTGACCATGGCCTCGCGACGCATTCTGTCTCGAGCGTCTAGGTTGGCGACCTTCCGCGCGCCGCCAAACGCGGCCCTGCGGGCGGCATTCAGCTCGGCCCCAACAGATCCGGCAGCCAGACCAAGCCCGCCCCCCACGACACCACCAAGGACAGGAACGCCAACGCCAAGGCCGGCACCGGCCGTCAATAAGCCTCCTCCCGCCGCGCCCGCGAGCTGCACCGCGCGGGCCTCGCGCAACACAGCCTCCGCATCCTGCTCGTCGATGGCGTCGTCGATAAGGCGACCAAGTGTGGCGTGGTAGGCAAGGCCCAGCCCCGCACCGGCAAGCGCACCAGACGCCGGCGACCTGATATTACTCACCGGCCCCACCAAGGCCCCCGCTGCGACGCGTCGGGCCAGCGCCTCACGGCGCAGTCTTTGCTTTGCCGTTGTCTCTGCGATCTTAACCATGCCGTTCATTTCTTCTTCTTCCTTTTTCCTGCGTAGTGAAGCATCGCCAGTTCGTTGCCCAGGCCGCCAGCTCGGTCCCCGAGCAGCGCACCTTGGGCCGCGCCGCCCACTGCGCCACCAAAGGCTCCACTTGCCGGCATACCATAAACGCGGCCAATGTCGGCACCGATGGCGGCCCCTCCGACAGTGCCCAGCCCCGTGCCCGCAGCAAGTCCGCCGCGGTAGACCTTGCGGCCCGTCTGGAGCGCCTCGTCGACATTGCTGTCGTCGATGCTGTTGTCGATCATCTGGCCAAAGGTCTGATCGTAGAGGAGGCCGCCCCCGCACCAAGCGCCATGCCGCCAAGCGTTGGGCCATTCTTTCCGCCCATGCCAGCCTGCATGCCAAAGGTCAAGCGACGAAGCCTGTTGTGCCTACGAAGCTCATCCCGCTTGTCACTCTTTTTTGCCTTGGCGACCTTAATCATGCCGTTCATTTTTTTCTCCAGTTGCTGGGCGGCTCGACCTTGGCGCCGGCACCAAGGCCCAAGCCCGAGAAGGGTGAATCGTTGCGATCTGAAGCGTAGCCCGCGCCGACGCCCTCCTTGATCGTCCTCTTAATATGCCCGAGACCCATTCTCCTTGCCCAGTCCTGCGTCTGGTAGGGGAGCTGATTGGCGCCCGGAAGCTCTTCGGTGAACTTGATCTGCTGGCGCCCGGGGTTCGAGCGGTTCCAAGAGACGATTTTCGGCCGGGTCTCCAGATCCCCAGCGATGTAGTTGCTGTCGCCCGGGTCCGTGATCCGACACATCTCGGTGAGCATCTTCACAGGCATCTCGAACGTGCGACGGTCGAGGTTAACGCCGGCCGACTGGTACGTCGCGTGGAGGTCATCTCGCACCTGACGCTGCACCGCAGCCATGCCCCTGAGCTTGAGAAGCTCCTGAGGCTTGACGATGCCGCTCGAGATCTTGTCGCCCTTCTTTACCTGGTCGCCAACCTTGACCAGCATCTTGAGCTTCTCGCCCACGCGATGCTGCTTGCCTGCGATCATCACGACGAAGCCGCCAAGGCCTGTCTTGCGGATGGAGTCGACGCGGCCCGTCACCGTGGCGAGTGTGGCCTTGCCCTTGACGTTGTCGGGCATATTCAGGATGTCCACAGCACGGTCGAACGCGCTCGCAAGGCCACTGTCGGCTGTCGCGACGCCGCCCGAGTGGAAGGCTTTCATCGGGAGCTGGATCGAACGCTCAGTGATGGCTTGCGTTTCGGACAGGCCGATGAGCTTGCCGATCGCCGGGTAGTTACCCGTCTCGTCGTAGCCAAAGCACTTCGCGCACACGCCCCCCGTAGCCTCGCAAGACAGAGGAGAGCGGACCGTGATCATCTGGCCCTTGAGCTTCGTGAGCATCTCGCCTGTGATGACGTCACCACGCTTGAACTTGCCCACGTCCTTGGCGAGCACGCGGTCGACGACGTGCTCGTCGGCCTTCTCGACCCTGCCAAGGCGGGTGCCGCAATCGCTCATCGTCACCTTGAGCGTCGTCGCCGGGTTGCTGAGCTGCTTCGTCAGGGCGCCCGGCCCCGAGACGGACTGCGACTTGTCGATCATGCCCTTTCGCTGGGCATACATGTGCTGGAAGTACTCGCTCGAGCTCAGGCCCTCCGAGTAGTTCCCGCGCACGGGCACGGGCATGACCTTTTGGTTGTGATCGAGCATCAGGCCGACGGACCCAACCATCTGCTTGAGCTGGTGGACGCCAGGCTTCGAGTAGCCCGAAGCGATCATGTCCGATAGGTTGTTCGTCTCGCCGCCAGAGTTCTTCCCCATCGACCCGAGCGCGCCGACGACCTTCGAGTCCACGGCGGCGTAGATCTCGATGATCCTCTTGTCCTTCTCCTCCGCGGAGAGCTTGCGGTTGCGACGCACGGCGTCGGCCTTTTTGTCCGCCGCCATGTAGAGCTGGCGACGCTTGGAGTCGAGGACCTTGAGGTCGGACAGGATGAAGCTCGAGCCCGAAAGGTAGGCGTACTTGCGACCGAGGTGCTTGAAGTGGTCCGTCGCGTCCCTGAACGCCTTGGGGCTCTTCTTCTCGAGCCTCTTCAAGACACGCTCAATGCCCTTCTTGTCGAACGTCGCCTGGAAGTCCCGAACCTCTCGGGGCAAGCCCATGTTGACGATGACCTTGCCGGCCGTCGTGCGTTCGCGCCTGCCGTCGATCTTGACCGAGATGATATCGGTCCACTTGATCTTGCGAGCTTCAGCATCCCTGATCGCAGCGCGCGGGTCGATGTAGGACTTGGACGTGGTGCGCCCAAGCCGCGTCAGCTTGTAGACGCCCAGCGAAAACTCACGCGTGAGCTGAGGCATGAGCTTCTTACGCTTCGTGCCCGGGGCGAACGCGTTGTTCGAAGGCAGCATGGCCTCCGCCTCGCGATTCGCCTCATCACTCACAGGAACGTGGATGCCTGCCGTATCGCCGTCAAAGTCGGCGTTGAGACCACCCAGTACCTCAACGGGCGTCCTGACGGCGTACCCGGGGACGAGCTTGGGCTTGAACGCCATGATCGAGAACTTGTGCAGCGTCGGCGCGCGGTTGAGCAGCACGTGCCGCTCCTTCATCGCACGCTCGAGCGCCTCTCTCGCCATGGTCGAGCGGTCTTCCCACTCCTTCTTCGCCGTCAACGGGGTCATGCCCGATCGAATGAGCTCCTTACGCCCGAAGGTGCCAAAGATGTCCCAGGCCATCTCCTCGGGGATGCCCACCTCATCCATGGAGAGCTTGGGGTCCGGCTCGATCACGCCCGTGCCGGAGTTCTCCTGCCGGCGACGGAGGAGTTTGCGCTGGAAGTAGCCACGCTTCGGCGTGCTGCCAGCGATTGTGGCGGCGATGCCCTTGACGTCCGGCTTGTCGACGAGCCCTTGCGAAAGGCCCGTCACGCCCGACAATCCGTCGTAGAGCTTCGACCTCATCTTCTGGGCCTCGTCCACGAGGCCCGGACGCTTCGAGATCTGCTTGAGCTGGTTGTTGGCGAGGATCGTCTCTCGGTAGTGCTCGTTGATGTCGCTGATGTGCAGGTCACCACCGGGCATGTCGAAGACAGGTCGCATCGCAGGAGGGATGATGGGCATCGTCGACACGACCATCTCACCAAGCTTGACGCCCTGCTCTCGGAAGTTGATCAGAATGCGCGCCTCCTTGTGAAGCTTGTTCAGCTTCGTGCCGCGCGCCCCCTTCGACTCCTTCGCGATCTCGTCGATACGCTTGTCGACGTCGATCTTGTCGAGCATCGACTTGATTGCCTTGCCGCCAAACTTTGCTCCGCTCGTGCCGCCCGGCACGACCTCTCCGCCCAGCACGCCCTTCGTGCCTTTCATGATCGCTGAGAAGTCCGAACGCTTCATGCCGGTCACCGCGAGGATGGAATCCTCAAAGGTGGGGTGCGGCATGGGCTCGGCGAGCTCAATGTGGGACCAACGATCGCCCGCGAGGCCACCCGTGACGTTGAGATCGAAGATGCCGCCCTTCTCCTCCTTGATGTCCTTCGCGCGCAAAGCCTTCGCGTCCTTGACCTCGCCGTTCGAGATCTTGCGCACGTCCTTGTCGAGGAACGGGGTCATCTTGACGATGCCCTTGTCGTCCTCGCTCAGGTTGACGCCCATGCCGCGCAGCATATCGACGAATTTCTGGCTCGAGGCGGGCACCTTGGGCGCAGGCATGTACGTCCCATTCTCGATGGAGCGCCATGCCTCGAAGTTGCGATCTCCCTTGAAGCCGTACATCTCCTTGAGGTTCGCGTGCGCGCCGTGCGAAAGCAGCGCGTACATGACGTTCAGACCCACGGCACGCCCCCCACCCGCGGAGGGCTGGCCGTCAAGGCCATAGCTCTCGCCGATGCCAGCACCACGCGAGCTCATCTTCTTCGAAACCTGGTGCTCGAGCTTGAGGGTGTAGTGGTGGCCCGTCAGGACGTTCTCGATCTCGGTGCCAGTCTCAGGGTCGATCAACGAGCCGGAGTCCTTCAGGCCTCTCTTCTTGAGCTCCTTGAGGATCTTGTCTCGGTGATCGGTACCGAAAGGCTTCGCCACGAAGGGCTTCTTGTCCTTGAGCGCGATCTTGGACGCCGTCGTCTCCATGACCTGCCCGAGGTTCATGCGCCCCGGCACCGTGTCGGGGTTCATGAGCAGGTGCATCACCTCCCCGTCTGGGTTGCGAGGCATCTCGGAGTTGGGGACGATCTTGGTGATCGTACCCTTGTTGCCATAGCGCCCGACGAGCTTGTCACCCACCTTTGCCTTCTCCTCGGTGGCAATGACGATCAGGACCTCATCGTTTCGGTACGTCACCTCCTCGATGACGCCCTCCTCCGACTTGTCCCACTCGACAGAGGCGTCCCTGAAGTCGCTCATCAGGGACCTCGAGACCGACGCGAGCCTTTTCGACACCGTGTCCTGCTCGATGCGACGCATCTTGACGACCAAAGGCTCACCGCGCTTGATCTTCTGGCCCACCTTGATGACGCCACGCTCGTCGAGCTTGTCGATCACGTCGCGGTTGTAGGACATGGGGAACTGCGCAGTGTACTTGCCACGGTCGAGAATCTCCCCCTCCCGCATGCTGACGATACGTTGGTGCGCATGCATCGAAGTGAGGAGCCTCGAGCCCTCCTCGGAGATGACGACGCCGTCCTCGTGGTTGTAGCCCTTGTACGGGATGTAGGCGGTCCGAAGGTTGACGCCGAGCGCGAGCTTGCCGCCCTTGGTGTAGTTCGACTCGCCGAGAACTTGGTCCTTCTTGACCTTGTCGCCCTTCTTGACCGTGACCTCTACCGAGTCGTAGTTCGACTCGTTGAGCCAAAACTTGTGCGGGACCTCAACCTCGTGCTTCTTGCCATCCTTGTCTTTGATGACGACCTCATCCTCAGACACGGAAAAGACCGTCCCGCTGACGGGCGACCGCGGCAGGGATCCACGACCCATGATGTCTTCGATCGTCTCGTCCGTGTTCTCGTGAAGGGCCGCCTGCACGAGTGGCTCCTCACGGTACTTCAAGGGCTTGGCTTGGGACTGCATCTTCGCAGCCGTCATGCCACGCGTACCGTTGTTGTGTGACAGGAACGGGGCCCCGAGCGTGTTCACGCCGAACAGATCGGTCGCACGCCTGATCGCGTACTTGACCTGGGAGGGGTCGACCATGTCGATCTTGCCCATCCGCGAGACTTTGATCTTGCGCCCCTTGAGGCGCTTGGCCTTCGGGTCCCAAAACTCGGAGAACGCCACGGCCGAGGCGTAGAACTCGCGGTGGTCGACCTCGACGATTTTCTTCTTCTTGACGTCCCACACAGACCTGACGAGGTCCCGGCCCTTCTTGGTCACGCCCACGGCAAGGTGCAGCGTAGTGCCGATGTTGGTGCCTTCGGGCGTGTGAACAGGATCGATGAATCCCATGTGAGACGGGTTGAGCGCCCTCGTGGCCCTCGTGACAGCGTGGTCGTTCGCGATGCCGCCTTCGCCCCTCGTCGTAATCTCGGTGTGAGACGACATCACGTCCATGGGGTTGTTCTGCTTGGGCACACGAGCAAGGGCCGTCTGCGTGAACGTGGACTCCACGCCCGACGAGAAGAGATGCTTGCCGACAACGTCTGTGACCTTTTGAGCCTTGGGAAGTCGACGGTTCAGGTGACGCGTGATCTTCGACCGCATCTGTCGCGACTCGAGCCTCTCGATCATGAAGTCCGCGATGTCGAAGAATCCAGCGTGGTTCAGGTTGTCGGTGTCGTGCTCCTCGACGTCTCCGCGCTTGACCTCGAGCAGCCTCTTGGACGCAATCAGCATGAGCTTCGGGGAGATCTTGTCTGTCGGCTGGCCGAGGAGACGATCCATGTTCCCGGGGTCGAACGACGAGTCGTCGTCGAAGTAGGACTTGATCCACGCCACTCTGCCGGCGACGCCCTTTTCGGCGGGCGGGTCGGACTCGTAGCGCAAGAACTCGTAAAGCGCCTCGATCGCACCCTTGGAATCATTCGCTCCACGGCCCGAGAGCTGCGCCTGGAACGAGTCGGCCCCAAGTGCGCGCCTGAGGGCCTCTGGCTGCATGCCAAAGCCCGTCAGCAACGCATACAAGCTGATATGCTTGCCGCCGAGCTGAACCTGAATGACGTCCGAAGACGGCTTGATCACGATCTTGAACGAGCGCCCCTCTCCGGTATTGAACCAGGCCGAGTACCCACCATCGTTGTGGCCACGCACGTAGACGCCCGGGAGCAGCCTCTTCTGGATCGGGAACGAATACTCCGACCCCTTGACCACGTAGGTTCCGCGGCTCGTGACTTCGGGCAGATCAGCGAGGTTGACGTCGGCCCTGTCGATGACCTTGCCCCCCCGCTCGAGTGAGATGTTCGCTCGCACGCGGCTGGTGTAGCTCATGCCAAGGCTTTTGGCGCGCTTCTGGCGCGTCACCGCGCTGCCCTTACCGCCTTTGGTCACGTCGATCGAGTTAACCTTGAGCGAGGTGCCCTTGACGGTGACCCCGAGCTTGCGCTTGAAGTAGTCGAACAGCCTACGCTTGAGATCCTCGTGCGCTTGACGGGGCCTTGACATGCTTCATCTCTCTTAGAACGTGTAATTGCCCTGCGCGACGGACGCTTGCCTACGGGGCGCGTCCTCATCATCAATGCGCACCACCCACTCAACGTACACGTAGGCGACGCCCTCGCGCGAATCGATTGACCTCAGGGGGCTGAAGTTGGCGGGCATGCAAATGTCGTCACGCTCGACATCGAGCAACAACAACATCAGATCTTGGTACTCGGTCCGATCGTCGTTGCTCGCCGACCCCAAAGGGATGCGAAAAAGACGAGAGTGGTAGTGAATATCTGCCTTTGCGAACACCTTGGCCTGAATCTGGGCCTCGATGCTCTTGGGCACGGACCCGCGCGGCGGTAGCTTCCCGATCATACCCTACTCAACCTCGCGATTTCGTTCCGCATCTCCTTGCAGTCATCGTCCGACAACACGCAACTGTACCATCTGGACCCAACCCTGATCGCAAGGCAGACCAAGCCACCCCTGAGCTCAAATCGCCACCTTCTCAACCTTTCAACTCCTTCTGGGTGGCTTTTGCTGGGGCGAAGGCCTCATGTCAATGACAGGCTTGACCTTCGAGCCCCCCGAGCCACCCATTTGCGACAGGAACTTACTAACCCTCATGGCCAGCAACTGATCCTCCTGAATCAACATACCGAACACCCTCTCACGTTTCGCGGCGGGCATCATCAGCAACTTGTTGGCCATGTCCTCGGGGCTGGCCGACTCTTCGCGGAGCTGGTCGAGTTCGCTAGCCTCTTCCTCAAGAGCATTGCCCACGCCGGAGCGCCCATCGAGCTCCTCAAGGCGCGCCTCGATCTGCGCCGCAATGTCCGGGCTCTCCTTCGAGACATCGACGAGAATCGCCTCGGCCTCCTCTCTTGGAAGCTCCTGCAGCTGACGCGCCATGTCGTCGATAAAGCTAGGCGTCGCGATGTCCTCAGACTGGTTTTCCGTCACCTCGGCATGAATGCCCTTCTGGTTGGCCTCCGCCTCGTACTTTTGGGCCCTAGCCTTATCCAGCACCTCTTCGGTGGAGGGCTCTTGCGCCGCTTCGGCTTTCTGCTCCTCGATCTGGACCTTGGCCTCGTTCGCAGACATGCCGCCCTCGCGAAGCGACTGCTCCTCGGCTGCGGCCGTGTTGTTCTGGTCCTCAAGCAACGTCTGGTATCCAGACCCCACGGACTCGGCTTGGACCTGAGCGCCCGTGGACTTGAGCATCGCGATGGTCTGACCAACTTGGCGGATACCCTCCACCTCGGAGATGGACCTGGCCTCGCGCTTGATCTTGTCGTGCTCCTCGTCCCAGCTGAGGTCGAATCGTTCGAGCACCTCCGCCCAGCTCACCACGTTCATCTGGGCGAGGCTGACCATGAGCTGCATCATCTGAAGGTCATCCGACATGCGGAACGGCTTCATCTTGACAGACTCACAGGCTGGCACGTCCGCATAAGACATGACCTGACGACGCACGAAATCGAGCACCTTCGCCACGGCGCGAGCGTACGGCATGAGCGCGTTCTCGAGCATCCTGAGCTGGACAGAGCCGCCCGACCAAGACATCGAGTCGGAGAGGAAGCCTTCGGGCATGCCCGTGGAACCGATGATCTCCTTGATCGCAAGCTGTCGCTGCTGCGCCGTGTTGAACCTCGCCGCATCGCCACCAACCTCGCTCACGGCCACGGGGAAGGGGCTCGTGATCACGGAGTTCTTGTCGCGACGCCAGCCGTGCAGCGCACGCTCCATGAAGAGGTTGAACCTACGCAGCGAAATCGTACGCATGGGATCTTGGCTCGTCGCGGCCGGGTACACGAATCGCACCGGCAACGACCTCTCGTTGGCGGCGGACTCGTCAGCCTTCTTGAAGATCTGGTTCAGGTAGGCATCCTTCAAGCCCGCGAGCGTGATCGGGTCGCCCCAGCCAAGGGACATGGGCTGGCTGAGTGACGGCTCCTTGAGGTGGAGGAGGTTGTTCTTGCCGAACCGGACCTTCTTTTTTTGCAAGGCGGCTTGCACATAGGTCCACGGCGTAGCGTCGATGATGTCGCGGTGTGGCTTGCCTCCGCGCGCGACGGCCTGCTTGATGTCCTTGGAAGGCTCGTAGTCGTAGCAAACCCAGCCAGACATAGCCGCCGTCTTGATCGCCATGTTCTGCGGCATCAGGCGGACGAGCCTCATGCCCTTCGCGCGCCTGAGCAGTTCGTCACGAGGCTTGAGCACAGCGTGGGTCTTGCACGATGAGCAAACACCGTGGAACTGGTTGCCCCTGATCGTGTAGTGGACCTTGCCGGCGCGGTTGTCATGACCACAGTTCTGACACTTGTAGAACCTGATGAACGGCCTGTGCACCACGTAGAACGCATTGCCGTAGCCGAAGTAGTCGAGACCCATCTCCTCGATGTGATGGTAGATGTCGAGGGTGTTCTCGAACAAATCCTTCCAGTGCTCCACCGCAGCCGGAGTCTTCGCGTCGACGTTGATGTGCGTGATCGGGTAGCGAGCGAGCTTCTTGACGATCGGTGCAATCTGGGGGTGCTGCGTCGCAAAGACGAAGCACATCTGGAGCATCTTGCGACGGTCCTTCGGGAGCCTAGTGGAGGCAATATCGAGGAAGGGGTCGGGGTAGGAGTGCCTCCTGAGCCCGAGCTTCGATCCGTCTAGCATCAATCATCTCCCTCGGAGGTCATCTCCGACACGTGCGCCCTGATCAGCATGAGCCGCTCAACCTGAGCAAGGACGCTCTGCGGCCAGTCCAGAGTACCTGACGACATGCACTCACGAACATCGTTTTGAAACGAAGCAACCTTCGGGTCCATGCGAAGAAGCCTCGCCGAAAAGGGCCCATTACAGAACGTAAGCTCCTCGGGCAGACAGGCAAGCCCCGACGTCAGGCAAGACGCTGCGACATAGGCCGCGACCTCCGAAGAGAAGGACATCTCGGGCTCGTAGTACTTGCGCACGATGGCGACGACTGCTGCCATCTCGTGGGGGGCGGACTGCTGGACCAACGACCAGTTGGGCTCGCGCCCCGAATAGGCAGCGCACACCTTCTCAAAAACCATCGGATCATCGAAGAAGCGAGGCGTCGTCTTCAGCACGCGGTCCGACAAAAGCTGATGCAACACGACGGGCTCAGGCTCCTCGCCATACCTCGACTCGATCTCTGCCCTGATCACCTCGGGCTCCCAGTCGAACCACTCCCGCCCCCAGAGCCTGACGGCCTCCAGGGCACGCCTCACGGGGTGCGTGTCAACATCTAGCATCGGATCATCCGACGCAGACGCGCGCTTGTCTTGAAGCTCCTCAAGGCCCGCGTCCTCCATGAACGTCGACTTCGTAGGCAAGCTAATGTTGCGATCGTGGGTCGCTTTCTGCGCCGCCATCGAGTCCTTGAGGGCGGACTGCATCGACCCGACCTCTTCGGTTGGGATCGTCTTGATGCGCCTTTTGACCCCACCCACGGATAGCTTGAGCTTGAGGCCCTTTTGGCCAGGCCTCGGCGACACCTCCTGAACCACGCCGGCCTCATCCGGGCCACCATGCGCCCCTAGGTTGGTAGATGGACCAACGTAGGGGCCCGGAGGGCGGAGGTCGATGGTCTTGCCGATGTTCGGCATTTGGCCACCGAGGATACCAAGGTCCTCGGCGACCTTCTGCTTATCCTCCTCGAACCAACCCTCATCGTCGAAGCCATCCGACTCGATCACACCATCATCGGGCAGGTCGTTGTCGAACGCCCGCTCGAGCTCAGCATGTTTGGGCTCATCATCCCAAGTGAGCACATCATCGTCCTGATAGGGCGAATCAGGCAGAAACGAGCCGTGCGCCGCTGGGCCGTGCGTGATGCTGACACCTTGGCTCATACCAGGCGGGCGGGGCATAAACTCCCCGAAGATGTTGTCGCTCATTTCATGCCTCAGTGTGTTCAGCTACCCAGGATCTCCTCGACGAGCTTGCGCTGCCGCATCGGGAGGGTCGGGATCACCGCGTCGGGGTCGCCCTTGATCTGGTCGAGCGTATCCGAATCGAAGTATTCGTCGAGCTTCGAGAGGTCGGCCTTCGCCCACTTGGCCTCCTTGACGAAGGGCGCGAGCAGAGTGTCGACCGGGTCGAGAATCGTACGACCCCACTCATTACGGATGCCAGAGTCAACGTCAAGCTGCTCGAGCAGCGAGGCTGTCTTCGCAACGGCGTCGAAGTCGTCCATGTTCAAGATGCCGCCACGGATCTTCTCCAGGCGGGAGAGGTACATGGGGGCGTTCTGGGCGAGGGCGAGAATGCGACGACGCTTTTCGATGTGGCGCTCCCACTCGGGGTTGAGTCCGCAATCCATGTACGGCATGTGAGACGCATCCTTCTGGTGCGCCTCAAGCTCCGCAGAGATCTCAAGGCTCTTCTCGAGCCGCTTCGCCGGAGACCACTCAGACGCCCTCTTAACGAACGCATCTGCCCGGTGAGCTGGGTCGTGCTCGACGCTCGCCACCTTGCCCATGTCGCTCGCCAAGCTCGTGACGTAACCGTCCGGCATGCGGACACCCCACGCGTCGCGTGCACTCTTGAGCGCCCCGGCGATGTCGAGCAGAGCCTGCTTCTCGAACACGCCGCGAGAGGCCTGCGCCAAGAAGTACATCGACGAAGCGAGGGCATCAGAGGGCGTGCCCGTGGGGTAGGCAACCTTCACTTGCCCCTCGTGGAGGAACTGCGCCACGTGGCCCGTGGCCTCGCCGCGGCCGCCAACGCTCGGGGGCTCGATCGCATCGGGCCAGTACGCCGCGATCTTGTCCTGCCAGAAGAACCCAGGGTCATCCTGATGATCGATGACGTCCCAGCTCTGCAGGTTCGCCGTCTTGTAGAAGGGGATCTCGCTCATGGTCATGGTCTCCGTGCGTGAAGAGGTACAAAAGGTCGTCGTAGGTCAGCCCATTTGCAAAGTAGTAACTCACCTCGAAGACGGACTCAAAGATCAGTCCCCGTCGAATGTATCGTACCTCGCAGCGAACTGCCGCGTCCTCTCCGCATACCTTCGTCGCGAACGGGGCCAGCTCCTTCTCCACCTCGCCGGGCGGCAACTCGGGGTCGAAGTAGCCGAGCAACACCCACGCGCCAGACGTGGCTTCGTATGCCGATGCCTCAAGGACCCGATACGTCATCGGACGGACGTGCTTCATCCTGATCACTCTCGAAAGGTTCCGACCCGTGCACCGGGCACCTCGTAACGCCACCATCCACGGTAGTACGCCTCCCGCACTGGGGGCACGTATCCATGTGGATCGTCTTCACGGCCAGCTTATCCATCCCTGACTCCCTTGAGTAGCTTCCTCAAACCAACACTCGGCACGAACCTGACCTTGAGCCTCCTGCCGTTCAGGACCTCACCCACCCCATTTGGGATGTTGGACACCCTGGGCTTGAGGATCTCAGGCCTGATCGTCACGAAGTTCACGAGCCTGATGATCTTACCTTGCGCAAGAGCCCTTTTCGACACGTCACAAAAGGCGCTCAAAACCATGTCGATATGGGCCTGCTTCACCTCGCCACCCATGTGATGGTAGATCTCGTGTATCAACTGCCTGCGAGCAAGAGCCGCAGACTCGTCGATGTTGTCCTCTACCTCTTTGGGTACAGACATAGTTAGCCTCACATCCTGAACTTGACACGACGAGCACGCTGGTTCATTCGGTCATCGTGGTCCTCTCGCGCCTTTCGGGCGCTTTGGACAGACTGTATAGCTACGATCTTGCCGGCAAGGCTAGGCTCGCCAAGCGACAACAAGTCGAACGACTTGCCTACGACCATGTTCGTCACGACCGAATCGAGAAAGGTGGGCGCCGCCGTCTTGGAGAGGACCTCGTTGAGAGACCGCATTGGGAGCTCACGTCGCTTCTTCTCGGTCACCGTCAGCGTCACACCCGGCACTTCTTTGCCGGTGAGCGTCCAAGACGTGAGCTCACGATCACGGTCCTGATCCATCTCGATGAAGTGGTACAGATCCGCACCGCGACTGATGTTCGAGAACACCACGCCGTCGATGGGGTGGCCGTCGCTGCCCTCATGCTTGGTGCGCACCGCGGCCTTGACCTCGATCTTCTTGCCCTCGGCCTCGATGTCCCATGCCGCGCCCGGCGGCGCCAGCTTGGCGTCGATGCCCTTGAGGCGCAGCCTCTTGAGCACGCGCTCCTCCGCCTTGGTTCCCTCTTCGGTCCTTTTGCTGTGCGGAGTCTTCATGGGTCAGCCCTTGCGCTTGTATCCGCCGAGCATGGCGGAGTATTCATCCTGCCCCACCATACCATTGACGTGCAGTGGCCCACCGGAGACGACGTCGCTGATCTTCGACTGCCCCTTCTCGAGCAGTTTCCTGGCCAGGTCGACGGTCATCTCAACGTCGTAGAGCGCGCGGTGCGCTTCTCCCGTCGACTCTCCCACGAAGTGCTCGTAAAGACGCTCGAGCTTGCGGGACTTGAACTCGCTCTTGGGCACCCACCTGTTCGCAAGGTCCTGCGTGCAGATCTCGTGGAGCTCAGGCCACTCGAGGTTGGCCCACCCAAACCAGAACTTCGAAAAGCGCACGTCGAACGCAGAGTTGTGACCCGCGACCGCGACGCACCCCTCCAGCGAGTCGAGCATCTTCTGCGCGACCTCCACCCAGGGGATCCCCTCCCGCTGGCACTGCTCGTAGGTGATGCCGTGAACCTCGACAGCGCGAGGGTGAATCGGGTGCTCCACCTTCACGATGTGGTTCGCACGCTCGATCACCTTCAGGTCGTCACCCTCGGTGACGACCCAGCCGGCCTCGACGATTTCGCAGTTGGGCGACGGGGCAAAGCCCCCGGTCTCGTAGTCAAACCACAGGATCTTCACAGGCCAGCCCTCTCCCACATAGTCTTGAGATTCAAAGGCTTGAGCGGCCCCGCAGGCATCTTGAGCCCGAGCATGTATGCACAGGCCTCGACGAACGAGGGGCGCGACCGAAAGAAGGGATTGCCACGAGCCAGCGTCATGAACAGATCCCCGGCGGCCGCCGCGTCGTACTCTGCGCGGTGGGCCTCAGGGAGGGGTAGCCCCAGCTCCTCGGAGAGAAGCGAGCTTCGCCTTGCCTTGGCGCAGCCTGCCCTCGTCGATCTCGTTCAGCGCGAGCAGCATGCTGCACCATGTTGGCGGCATGTTCACGTGAGCCCCATGGCGCGCCAGCGTGTGCCTGATCATCGGCTGATCGTACCCGTCGTTGTGTGCGATCAGAACGTCGAACGACTCGAGGTGCTCCTTGATCTCGTGCGCGACCTCCGAGATCTCTGGCGCGTCGGCCCACGCCTCCTCGGGGATCTTGTGGACCGCCTGAGCGCCGGGGCTCATCGGACAGTCGGGCTTGACCATCCACGTCTTCGCGTTCGTAAACGACTTCGAAGCGAGGTCGTACTCGAGAACACCGATCTCAACCGGACAATCGCGCTCGACGTCGAGCCCCGTGGTCTCGAGGTCGAACACGCCGATCTTGGCCTGGTACCACGGGATGTCCGGCAGGGACGCCGCGTCCGGGCCAAAGCTCCTCACCTCGGCGTGTCGAACCACGACCTGGCCCAGCCCCATGCCATCAGCAATGTAGTGGGCCTTGAGCCTTGCCGCCGCCTCGCTAGGCGCCGTCACGTTGAGAATGAACGGCCTACGGGGACGCGGCGGCTTGTTGTAAAGGTGCTCGTAGTACCCACGCCTCGTCTCGACCATCACGAGATAGTCCACATCTCCTCCTTTTCCTCACTGACACACACGACACGAATCTCACCGATCTTGTGGTCCCCATAGGGGGTCTTGCAGGCCTTCGCCCACTTTGCCCAAGCCTGCCAATCGCCCTTCGACCACACCGGCAGAGTGTAGGGCAGGGCGAGCCCCATTGCCTGCCCGACGACGGACATGAGGCGGAACGAGTCGGCGACGCCAAGCCCCTCGCCCAGCACATCGACAACCCAAAGCTCGCCGTTGGCGATCACGTATTTACACTCGAGCGCTTCGATGTTGGCGCTGAGCATGACCCGCGCGAGCATCTCGGCCTTCTGCTGGTTCGTCGGGATCCCGTCTATGGTCAGGGACTGCCCCCCGGCGACGAAGTCCTGCTTGAACTCGGCCTTGAACGTGCGCCGCCTCGAGCCAGGGACCAAGATCGCCACACAGGTGTCCGGGTCGTGGGTTTCATCAAACATCTTTGTCCTTGATCGCATGGTCTCGCATGAACTTGGCGACGTTGTAGTCTACGGGCATAGCCTCGCTCGTCTCATGTATATCGCTGCCCATGACGATGAAGCTTCGGCCGTATCCTCGAGCGATGTGAACAGCACCATCGTAGTTGCTCATGCCGATTGGCCACATCTGATCGAACTTGAGCAGGCCAGACTCAAAGACTTCCCCAATAGGCTTGGTCTTGGCGTCAAGCTCCTGCCTTTCTCTCCTCTCGCGCTTGTTCACCCTCTGCTCCTGTATTGGAACCTGCGACGATCATCAATATCAAGGTCGACCCAAAGGTTGATCTTGACCAAGTCGCCCTCAAAGGCACCAAACGACTCGAGATCGTCCTCGAAAATCGCAATGTCCTGACCACCCGTCTCGTCTTCGATGCGTGCGAACGCCATTTCGGACCCCTTAGAGGTCGTAATCTTGCGATAGGAACGCACAATACCACAGACCGGGCTCTCTTCGAAATCACGAAATGGCCCACCAAGGTCAACAAACCCACGACGCTTCATGCGCTCGAGGGTGGCCTCGTGCACACGCAGGGCGTAACCGAACGCCGCGTACTCCATCCGTGCACATCGACGCCAGATGTCCTCCTTGGACTCAGGCTCGAAGCGGCTCGGGATGCACGAGGAGGGCTCCCATGCGATCTCATTGACACCAAAGAGGTTGAGCTGGCCCCTCGCATCGCGCGCGGACTTGGCGATCGAGTTGGCGTTGCGCTCGATACACATCCGCCACAGGAGCGTCTCAAAGACCCTCGACGCTGATGGCTTGATTGACATCTCGTGCATTGTCCGGGCGATCACGGCCGGCAACTTCTCGGGCAACATGCCATCGAAGCAACCAGCGCGAGCAAGCGCAGAGATCGTCGACGAGTTCGGAGAAACCTTGTCGACCCAAGTGAGGATGTCCTCTGCACCCCTGCCAAGCTCGAGCCGAGGCAAGTCCTCCGCCGACACGCCAGCCACGAACGTAAAGCCCAGCATGATCTTGCCATCGCGCACCGTGGTGTGTGGCACGGGGTCGGCTGGGTCGAAGTTGACCACTTCGATGCCGTGTTCTTTTGCCTCCTCGACGTACCTCGGGACGTTGTCCCGATCGCCCGAGTCGTCTACGCGCGCCCTGAGCGACGCCGCGATTGACTCGGCCCTGTAGTGAGCCTTGGCCCATGCGGTGGCCGCCGAGATCAGGGCGTAGGCGGCAGCATGCGACTTGTTGAAGCCATAATTGGCAAAGGTTGCCATCTGATCCCACACGCCGGCGGCATCGTCTTCGGCGTAGCCGAGCTCAGACGCACCGCTCATGAACTCGCCCTTGAGCTCCTCGATCACGCTCGCGATCTTCTTGCCCATGCCACGGCGCATGACGTCGGCGCGCCCTAGCGTAAACCCGCCCATCTTCTGCACGATCTGCATGACCTGCTCCTGATACACGATCACACCGTAGGTCTCGGCGAGTATCGACTCGAGGTCATCGTGTGGGTAGACCACCTCAGATCGGCCGTGTCGACGCGAGATCCACTGGTCGATCATGCCTGCGTCCTTGGGACCAGGTCTGTAGAGGGCCACGGCTGCGACGATGTCATCGAAGCAAGACGGCTTCATCCTCGTCAGCACCGACGAGAATCCCCACCCACCCATCTGGAAGACCCCAAGCGTGTCTCCGTTCGAGATCACCTCGTAGATCGCGGGGTCCTCGACGTCCAAGGTCTCGAAGTCGATGTCGACGCCCGTCATCTCGGACACGTACATCAGGACGTCGAGCTCTTTCAGTCCGAGGAAGTCGAACTTGATGAGACCGAGAGACTCGGCGTCATAGTGATCAAGCTGACAGACCCCATCCTCCGTCGCCGGAGCAAGAAGTCGACCCTTGCCTGGAGTGATGAAGACTCCTCCAGCATGCTGGCCGACGGAATGATATGCACCGGCCAATCCGCCCGCCAATCGGAGTGCCCTGTCGACCCGCTCGTCGATGTGCTCCTCCGCCCCTGTGTTTGCGAACTCTCTTGACCCGGGCGGCTTGTTGTCATCGATGAACCTCTTGGCGAACTGGATTGCGTCTTGCGGCATGACGCCCACGACGCGCGCGGCGCTCGCGAAGGCACTCCTCGCCTTCATCTCACCGTAGGTCGCGCACATCATGACCGAATCTTTACCGTAGGTCCCCTGCACGTACTCGATCACGGCGCGACGGCCGCTGCGCGGGAAGTCGACGTCGAAGTCGGGCATAGACATGCGCTCCGGGTTGAGGAATCGCTCGAAGAAAAGCCCATGCTCGATCGGATCGAGCTGGGTAATGCCTAGCGACCAAGCAACCAGCGAGCCCACGCCCGATCCACGGCCAGGGCCGACGAGCAGGCCCGACTCTCGAGCGAACGACACGTAGTCGGCGACGATCAAGAAGTAGCCGGCGAAGCCCTTGGAGCAGATGATGTCGTACTCGTGACGGAACCTCTCGTCGTACTTGCTCATCTTGGCCAGAGGCACGTTGTGACGCGCGAGGCCCCGCTGGCCGATCTCCCAGAGCATCTCCTCGGGCGTCATGTGCTCCATGCCGACCGGCGCGTTGGGCTGCGGCAAGATCGGCGACACACTGATGTCGAGGTCGAAGTGGCAGTCCTGCGCCACCTCCATGCTGACCGGGTCCGCCCAGTCAGAGACGATGTGCCCGTCGGGCCAGCGAGAGACGAGCTGCCACGGATCGTGTACTCGAGCCTTGAAGTGATCGGCGGCCAGTGACGCGTGGTAGACCTTCTGATCTTCGCGAGCGTATCGCGCGATCTTGACCTTAGCGTGCCGGGCCCCGAAGAAGCGCGCGGCGCGCGAAGCGAACCGCTCGAACTTCTCGTGCTCAGGGATCCCCCGATTCGAAGATTCGAAGATGAGCCTGTCGCCAAAGGCGTCGACGAGCGGCGAGATCAACTTCTTGGCAACCGCGTTGTCCCCGGTGGCGTACGCCCTCCAGAGAGGGCCTTCAGTGTGGCCCGTCAAGCAGTACAGGCCCTCCGGGTTCGAGAGGAGGGCCTCGACCGTCGCCCCCGTGCCGAGCAAGTCGAGCATCGTCGACCACCCGCGATCATCCTGAGCCAGGAGCACGACCGCACCCAAGCCGGCCACGTCGAGATCGACGCCCCAGATCGGTTTGACCCCCACGCGCCTGCATGCCTTCTTGTGGGCCACCGCGCCTGCGATGTTGTTCCGGTCGGTCAAAGCGAGCGCGCCCCCCTCGCCAACGGCCTGCGCCATGTCGAAGGGGGCGCTCAGGCCCAGGCCCACCGAGTACCTGCTGTAGTTATGGAGATGTGCGTTCATGATGCTCACCCGAAGAGGTCGCCGGGATCGTCATCACCCTCCATCTCCTCGAAGAAGCCGTCATCCTCGAAGAAGGAGCCGTCATCCTCAGGAGCAGACTGGGCCAACTTGTCCTGCAGCACGACGAGGAACTCCTCGCCCTCCGTGAAGTTGAGCATGCGCAGTGAGCGCCCCCCGAAGTTCGCCGCCGCCAACGACGTGCGGACCTCCGTGGCGTCGTAGCCCAGCTCGGCGCCCAGCTCGATGAGCTGCTGAACCTGAGACGGCCTAACGGGCAGCGACCCGATCAGAATGTCGGCCAGCTTCTGAACCTCCGCATCCTCGCCCATCTTGGCGCGCGACACGTTCATCTTGATCGTCTTGCCCAGCTCCGTCTTCTCGTCGTCCGTAGAGCATGCGTTGAGGCGAGCCATCGTAAGCTCACTCATCTTGGCGATCCTGATCTGGGTGTTGGCCTCAGCGAGCGCCGCGGCGAGCCCATCGCGGTAGAAGGACAGTTCGGCGTCCTGCTCGTCGTCCGGGTGGTTGTCATCCCAGCCGGCCTCCGGCTCAGGCTCCTCGCCATGGGTGATGACGCCCACTTCCGACTCGGGCCCCTCATCATGGACGACGACACCATCGGCCACGCCCACGTCCAGCCTGTCCACGAGCGCAGCGATCTCGTCGTAGCTCTTGGCGCCGACGCCGTCGAGCCCCTTGATGTCGTCGAGGCTCAGGGACGTAAGGTCCTCCGGCGTCAGGATGCCGTTGCGCACGAGGGCGTTACGCGCCCTGTTGGAGAGCCCATGCTCGTCGATGGGGTGCGACTGGCTGACGGGATCAACCTCAGGCTGCGACTCGGACCGAACGATCGCCTCGCCACCGGGCCCAATCGACTCGACCATGCGCTCGAGCCGCTCCACGAATTCGGGATTCAACTCTTCGGCCGAGACCTCCCTCAGGACCCGGGCATCCTCCTCCTGCTTGATAGACTCCGTCAAGATCTCTGCTGCGGCCTCTACAGTCGCCCCCACGAGGCGGCTTGCGGGCTCCCTCAGCTTTTCGGGCGGCATCGCTTGGGCATACGACTCGTCTGCCTCGACGACCTCGTCCTCGTAGGCCAGCGCCGAATTGGCAGGCTCGAGCTCGGCCGACTCGTCCTCGGCGTACCTGTCGTTCACGATCTGGACGATCAGGAAGGCAGGCGGAACCTCGAGGCTCGCAGCCTCGGAGAGCAAAGCCATGTGGATGTGGTTCGGAAGGAAGTCCTCAATCTTGTAGCCTGACATTTCACTCCTTTCAGGTTGGTGAGGGCAACGGTGTCGTGTAGTTCACGCTGCCCCATCTCGGGTAGGCGACTTCGCCGCCTGTGGTTGACACCAGGTCGTAGACGTCTGCCCTCTTACCGAGAAGTAGAGTCTGAGCCCGCGTAAGATCCGCACTGACGACACCATCGGCTGCGCCCGTGGCCGCCACCCGGAGCGTCTCGTCTTGCTCGAGGGGGTCGGGCCTGATGACGAAGACGTACGTGCCCGTCGACATGTCGATGGGCTGGCAGTCCGCATCCAAAAAAAGCCACGTGATGGTCTGGTCCGCTCCCACGTAGATGGTGACGTCCTTGCGCTCTCTGTACATGGTGTATCTCCTACGGATCGTGCGTACTGTACGCACAATTGTGATGTCTGACAAGCTCAGAAACGGCAGAGCCTGAACTTTCTGCTACGGCCATTGTCGTACGAGAGCACGACATGGTCCACGACATGCCTCGACCCCATAAGCTCTCGCCACCTAGGGTCAGGGTCATCCCATCGAGCAGAGCGCCCGAGGGTCACATGTAGGATGGGCATCCGGGCCCGCTTGAAGCCAACTCGAAATGCCTCGAGCTCAGGCGAACGGACGGCCATGGCGTGCGCAAAGCCACTGCGAACCCTGAAAAGAAGCAACCCTTCGAGCGAAACCTCGAAGGGCGACGTCAGGCACGTCTTTTCGAAGACGAGGCCGTGGGGGTCCGCGTCATCGTCAAACGTCGCTATGGTGATGTGGCCTACCCCTAGAGGGGCCATGAGTGTAATCACAGGAACCGAACCCAGTATCGCGGAGGCGTGACCCACCCAATCCTTCGGCCGACCTTCCCTCCATAGTCGGGCGCCAACTTTGGATGAGGGGCGACGGACAGAATCTCATGCACCTGATGAGCCTTGGACAAAACCCCAGCAACGGCAGACGACGATGGAGACACCACCAAGGCGTGGCATCGCCACCTGCCGTCGCGAGGCTCTACCGACCACACCCACTGCGTATCCTCAGACACGACGGGCAGGTCAGACAGGAATGTGACCCAGTACCACATCAGGCGCCAAAGAGGCTGGCCGACTCAACCTGAGATGCGATGTGATCCCTGACCGCCTGGTCGCCCAGCTTCTTCATCGAGACCGCGCCACGATCGATGAACTCGAGCACGTTGTGCAGCTCATCGTAGCTCAGGTTCTCGATACGCCCGGCGATCTCCGACACGCGCTTGCCGTGCGCCGAGATGCGCTCTCTCGTCGTCGCGCCGGCCTCTCGGGCAGCGCGACGCTCCTCGAGCGTCGTGGCAACCCACACGGTAGCGTCGATTCCCCGCTCAGTCTTGCGCGTACGCTGCGAGTCCTTGATCTTGCCGGCCTTGATGAGCTCATGCACACGGGCAGAGACCGTCTGATGCAGGCCGCCCACGCGCGCCGTGATCTCAGATGTGGTGAAGCCCATGTCGCCGGACTCCTCGATCATCAGGAGAGCACGCTCCTTGATGGACTTTTTCGCCTTCATGACACACTCCTTTGTCTGGCGTTGGAGTCTTTTATCATACGGAAGGTACGCATTAAAACAAGGTGTCATCTGGTGATAATACGAACAACCAACACTTACAAACAGGAGTACCAATGAAAGTCATCAACCCCGACATCAATATCGACCCGACAGGCTTCAGGGTGACCTCATGGGAGAGTGACGGCAAGCGAGTCGAAATGGTACGGGTCGAGGCCACGATCCACTTCGAAACCTTCGGCCTACCCATCGCAGAGATAAAGGACGCCTTCGACACATGGACGAAAGGCTTCGATTTAGCGGTGGGCCACACGACGGCAGACGCCTATCCAGGCACAAGTGAGGGCCACATCAACCTGTCTTGGAGCATGGTCAGGGTAGATCGCGAGGGCTCATGGATGCCCGACGACCTGTTCGAGACGCCCGACCCCTCGCATGACCCTGACGGCATGCCACTGCTACCCGAGGCGCTCGAGGGCAGACTGATTCAGATCGTCTGGGGCGCGCTCGAGCTCGCGGCCTGGGAAGAGCACTGGCGAGAGGTCGAGGCGAAGCGATTGGCCAAGGCACGGGAGGCCGCGATCCAAATCGTAGAGCGTGAGCTCGGGAGTCAGATCGACGACGTCGTCCGCACATTCATGGCCAGACCCGACGCTCGCAAGTGCGACCTGAACGTCATACGGACGGCAGTAGAGAAGCGACTGAGGAGCTAAAAACAGCCCTCTGGTTTCGGGATAATATATATACACGAAACCATAAACGCCCCTCCGCTGGAGGGGAAAGGAACGAACATGATTGCCATTGACATCATCTCGCTGCCCCACTCCCTGGCTTATTCGACTTCCGAAAGGCAGTACGTAAGCCGGGACGCCATCAAGAGAATGAGGACCTTCCAGACAACGTGGGGCGAGGGCCCCACCGTCGTCGTCAACGCGCTCCTCGCAGAGGAGCGTGGGAAGGAGAGGTGGGAGGCCATCGCGGCCTTCTACGGCGAGGAGGGGGAGGGCCACGAGGGTCCTCTCCTTGAAGCGCACACGTTCATGGCTGAGCTTGCCGACAAGCTCAGCCACTGACCAAGAAGAGGAGCGCCACCCTATCCAGGTTGGCGCTTCTTTTTTTCTGGACAGTACGCTATAAACAACGCCCCACAACCAAAGGAGTGATCATGATTGAGCAGCAGAGGATCGACGCCATCACCCGACTCGCCGAGGCCACGCCCTCCGGCGTTCACTGGAGGCGCATGTACGCCCTGTGCCTTGAGACGTTCAGCCCCTGGGAGAGTGAGGGCTATTTCGTCGAGCAGTCCAATCCAAAGAGGCTGATGCGGCAGAAGTACGACTGCGTCAGGGGCGAGCGTCACGGGGAAGCCACGCCCGAAGAGCAGGAACTATGGGCCACGCTACGCAAACACGCCTGATCTAAAAATGGCGGTCTCGTTTCGGGATAATATATATACACGAAACCATACACCCCCCTCGATATAGAGGGGGAAAGGAACGAGACATGAAGACGAACAACTGCGTGGTTATTCACGGAACGTACGATCTCGGATGCGAAGTTAGGGAGGGCCTGCCGCTCCTCCCTCGGCGACAGTCGAGGAGCGTCCTCGCCGCTCGAAAGGGCGGTGCGTGCAGAAGTGCTGGAGTCGACCGGTGCCCTCTCCCGAGCGACGTCATGTCGATCGAGGAGGTCGAGGCCCTCCGGGGCCGAAGCCTGTTCGAGGTCATCCTGGGCGATGGCCCAGAATGGTTGACGTTCGTGCCTCTGGGCACAAACAGAAAACACAACCGCATGGTCGACCTCACAAACAAGGGCTGGGATCCGCCGGCCCCCGGCCTCTACGTGGACCAGTGGACCCCCGATGGGATCTGGCTCACGCCGTGAGCAGCCCCCACTCGAGCTCACCGGTATGGCATCCGGTGAATAGTCCGCCGATGGGCGGAAGGTAAGACGACGTGGCCCACGTCCGCGCCTCTCACGCAAAGCACACAGACATGTGAGCTTCACCCGTCCGAAGCCCCCATTCCCGAGGGGACGACGCAATCACAACCAACCAGCCTCGAGCCTGACAAGCTCCAACGACAGGCGCCGACTCGGTGGCGCCAAACTATGTAGGGAAGACACACGAAGCTCCGCCTGGGCATGCAAGGTGCGACGCTCCCGACCTGTGAGGACAGGCACTCGAAACAACGAGACAGGTCAAAAAAGAAGCCTCGCTTCTTTTTTGCCATCGCCAGACACAGAAAGAGCCCCGAGCCTGGACAGCGATTAGGGGGCTCTTTCTGCGATCGTTCACGCGCGGCATGGTGAGCCCATGCCTACGGCTCGTGGTTAAACCAACGTTGCCACAAGAGGCGCGAGCGAGTCAAGATTCAGTTGCGCTTGTCGCGCTCGAGCCGCTCTACCAGATTCGTCAGGGTCTCAAGCTTCTGCTCGATCCTCGCCAGGCGCTCGCCGTCCTCGGCACGCAATGCTTGCGCCGCCTCGATCGCCTGGACCCTGGTCGCCAATACCTCCACGCGGGTCACGAGCCCTATGGCGCCGAGAACACCCGCGACGGCCACCGCCGCCACGATCTTCGTCAGCAGGTTGTCCGCCTGCCCTTCTTGTTTTCCCACAGCGGTAGCTGCCACGCCGTCCCTCCTCATCGCCCAACACCCAGCGTCATCGAGAACATCACAACCCCCCCAGGATGTAACCAGTTCCGAATCCCACCACGAGCGTGCCGGCCACAACCATGGCCACATGCACCCATTCGGGGCGATCATCGCGCTCTACAGTAACCCGAGCAGCTTCGCGTGTCACGACATCAAGACGCAACGCAGACCGTTCGTCTGATCGTTGAATCTGAAGATGACACTGTTGAAGGGATCCATCGGTCGTGTCGAGCTGACGCTGGCATTTTTTTGCCCGCGTATCAGAGCCCTTGAGGCGCTCGGCCTCACGCGCATCCTTCTCGCACTGGCGAATCACCGTCTCGTCAACACAAACCTGTCTACTCATCGCCTCCTGAGCCTGCACGTTCCTCGAGCCAACGCACAGCGTCAGACAGGTCACGACAGACACAATCCGGGCATTTCTGAGCATCATCTCCTCCAAAATCCGGCTGCCGCACGACAGGCGGACACTCGGGGATTACCGGCGGCGGACACTTGACCACCGGCGGCGCGGGGCACTCGACGGACTCGGCGCCCGATCGATATGCGACCATACTAACAGACCCACAGAGCACGATCACAATCGGCACGACTATCCAGGCCGGCAGCGCCATGTTCGAGACTTGCTTTATCATTCGTCGTTTTCCTCGCCCACAGAGCTTGCCTCGCTGAGCTCCGTAATCATTGACCAACGGTCGGCGTCCTCTTGGATGCTGTTCACCCGAACGGTCAACCCCAGCAGCATCGTCTGGGCATCAGGCGCAGAGTCGGCGTGGACGTCGACGAGCAGATCTCCATCTGGCGCAAGCACAACGAGCGAGAACGGCGGGGCGGACCCAAGCCGAAGAAGGCGTGCGAGCCGCTCGAGCCTGCGAGGCAACTCCTCGGTGAGCGGGCTCACGGTCTTGGTGACCTCATCGCGCGACATCCTCACACCTCGTCATCGTCTTCGCTGCTCTCGCCGAAGCTGATGCCGTCGCGACCGACGCGCACACCGACGAGCCGCTTGCGCGCAATCAGCGCGACCCCGATCGAGAAGATGATGATCCACGGCCACTCGCTGACGGACTCACCCCGCCAAAGGTCAACGGCGGTGATCGCAGACAGCGCCAAGAACGAGATGCCAAGGCAAACCCACGCCACGAGCTCACCAGGCTCGTCTCTCCACTTCTCTTTGATCATCACTCACCTCCAGCTGATCGGAACATCTCACGCAGTATGCTCTGGACCCAACGCCCCCACACCACGCCGGCCGCGGGCTGCTTGTGAGGCTCGGGATCAGGCTCATCGTTCACGATCTCAGGCAGATCGGGCTCCTCAACCGTACGCCTACGGACCCACTCCTCGTAGTCGGGCAGATGACCCCCGAAGTGCCTCTTGTCGTAGACGTAGCGGTAGAAGCTATCGCCCAGGATCAAGCGACCCTTGCGCGAACCGCGGCTGTATCGCCAGTTGTCGGCCACCCAGCGGACAGCATCCCGCATAGATAGGTCGCGCTCCTCCTCGAGCTCTATGATCTTGCGGGCCGCGCCGGCCCCACCCTTGTGGATCGCGGCGATGCGACTAGGCTCCCAGCGATGACGGCTTGCGTACTTGCGCAAGTAGGCCGCCGTGACCACTGCAGAAGCGTAGGGCTTACCGATCAGGCCACGCTTGGTGCGCGGCACGACCTTGAGCAACTCGGGGCGGTTCTTCTTGAGCCAAGAACGGGCATCCTTCAGGTAGGGTGTTCCAATTTGGAACAGCCCAACGAACCCAAACCTGTTGACAACGTCCGGGTCGCCGCTCGACTCGGTCGCCACCAGGGCGAGCATCGTGCCCAAGCCAAGCTTGACGGCCCCCACATCTTCGATGGCCTCCTCAATGGCATCGGCCCAACGAATTACCCTTTTGCTCACACCCATCTCAACCTCCTCGACACAACGGCCAGCACAAGGCGCCCAACGCCGCTCCCCAAATGCCCATGAGCCACCACACCCACCACGACGTAACACGATAGGTATCGGCTGCGCACAAGCCAAACATGAGCACGCCCATCCCTGCCAGAACCCAACCCGACCAGATAGGCATCCATGCCGGGACACACGGACCAAACCAATGACCAAAAAGAGCCGCCCACGCAAAAGGAATGACCCACCAGCGACCTGCCCAAGAACGCATCGCCTCCGAGATCGTGTCGCCCGGAGAGTCGTTCGAGGCCATGATCGCGGTCCATGTGCTGATCACCATAACGGTGACCACAATCATGACCTCGCTAATGCGCTTCTTGGTCAACTTGGCCATACATCACGCCGTGAAGCCAACTGTCACGTGGGCAGAGCGGAACGTCGAACGCCCCGTGCCCGCGGTGCGACGAAGAGCGAGGCCGATCTTGTCGCCAGCAACATAGGTGATCGCGGGGGAGATCGAGACCGTCCCCGCGCTGTCCTGACCCGCCGTGATGGCGAGCGTAGGCGACTGAGCCACGCCGTTCTTCACGACGACAAGCTCATACGCCTTGCCCACCCCCACGATGTCACCAAGGGTGATGCCCAGCTCCGCAATTTCGCCAGCAGCCTGACGGCGGATGGGGGCGTCGGCCAACGAGACGCCATCCTGGGCCTCAAGGTAGAACAGCTGGGTGTTGTTCGGGACGCGACCGCGGCGAGCGTACGAGAGCTCACGAACCGTGGAGAGGCCACCGCTGAGCAGAGACTCGATCGCCGCGATCGCGGCCTCGACCTCAGTGGGGTTGCTCAACGTCGGGTAGGCGCCGGCGAGGCCGACTTGGGATGCGGTGTGCTGCGTGCCGCCATCCGACGAGCGGTCGCCGTGCGCGTGGACGTGATCGGCGCGCGCGACCTGTGTGGACGCGCCTGGGAGACTGTTGGGGCCGAGCGGCTGCGCCGTGAGGCCGTAGTCGACGGCGACATCGTCCGCGTTGACAACGATGCCATCGCCCGCGCCCACATCGATGGACAGACCTGTGCGCGTAAGGCCTGCGCCAGCATCTAGCTCTGTCGCGCCGTTAAGGATTTTGATCTCAAGCGGATTCGAATCGATCACATCGTCCGGGGCGGCCGTCGCGACAAACCACTTGGTGTCGGCAAAATCCGTGCCCTCTTGGACGCAGATGAATGATCCACCGGCGGAGTCGCCCGTCGCGAAATCCGAGGGGCGAGACCACGCACCAGCCGCAGTAACCCAAATACCATTCTGAACGGCATTGGTTTGACCTGACAGCAAGACCCGGTCGCCCGCTATCGTCGAGACGCCGTCGATCGTGGGGGTGCCCGTGAGCGCCACGTTGGTCGTCGAGACCACGCGCGCCATCTCCTTGGGCACGAGTCCTTGCGCCAACGAGTCGACGTAGTCCTTGGTCGCTGCGTCGGTGCCGCCAACGGGGCTGGCGATGTTCGTGATGGTGAATCCGCCCGCATCCGCGTCCGTGCCCAACGCGAGGCTGGACACCGTAGCGCCGCCACCAAAGCTGATGTTCTCCTCTACGTCGCCACCCGACTCGCGCGCGACGAAAGAAAAGTTCCCAGACCGCGACAGCTGCACCCACTCGAGTGCAGCAACCACATCGGCCTGTGGCACATTCGCGCCGTCGATCTGAAGGACGAGCGTGGACGAGTTGACGCCCTGAGAGTTGTCATTGAGCAACCCCGGGCGATCCGCATCACCAATAAGGTCGATATCCTCAAGAATCTCAAGGATTTCGTCGCGATCAGTGAACTGAAGCCCGCCGGCGGCCGGGATGACCACACCTTGACTTTCGAGCTCGAAGTCGGTGCCGATCAGCGGGTTGACCAAGAGAGTGAATGTCGTCGCCATGCTGTATCTCCGCAGCTTTAATATCTTCTGACGCCCGCGCCGAGACTGGGCGGCTAGGGGCCACAAAATCCTCAACCATCATGTGAACACAGCCCCACGCCTAGGCGCCAATCACTCTGCGACTGAGCCCTCATCCTCGGAGTAGCAATAGAACGTGGCATCCCCAAACTCGCCGTAGTACGGCAGGTCGTTTTTGAGTCTGATCTCAATCTCCATACCCTTCGAAGACTCAAGTGTGATCACTGACTGATAGTTCCACGGATACGTCAGCGTGCCATACCTGAGATCCCTGGAATTGATGATGTCTTGAGGCGCACCTGACGGCGGGATGATGGGGTGGTTGCCGTTGGCCTCTCGGATGAAATCTCGCATGGACTTGTAGACCGTAGGGTTGCCGTAGGGCACTCGAGTGTCACCAGGGGGCGTCACGCCTCCAAACACGTTGGCGGTCAGGTACGCCTGTTGCTCGGGCGAGAGCCCATCGAATCGGCCGTAGGGCTGGAATATCATGGTGTCACGGACCGACACGTTCGTGGAGAACTGGATCTCGACAGAATCGAGTTCCAAGACCTTCCCAGGAGCAGGTCGGATGAAAAACCTGCTGTCGGTGGCTCGATAGAATGTCAGCCGGATCTCAGATCCGTCTGGAGGTTCGTCCCTGAACTCGACGCGACCCCCTCTACGGGGCCGGGTGTCACCTGTGAACCTCTCGCTCGAGAAGTCGATCTCGTAGTCGAAGTCGGTGAGGTTCTCGATCGTCTTGGGGGTCATCACGTTCCCATCGACCGTCAGCACAGGGGCGTAAGTCTCACCGTCCGGTGCGAGCAAGGTGTCCTCGCCGAAGATCTTCGCATTCTGCGCCTGAATCACGCACACCTCACGATCCCACTGGGTGACGTCGATGTCGTAGACGCGAGTCCCCAGACCTTCGGTGTTCAGGAACATGGGCTCATCCACGATCTTCTCGGCCGAAGTGTACCAAGTCGTCGGGTCGGTAAAGTCGTGCGTGAACAGGTTCTTACGACTGACAGCGGGTGGGAAAATCGCCGTATCCAAGCGCCCGTTGATGGTATTCACGCCTTTGATCGAGACCTCCTGCACAGTGGTGGGCTCGACAGTGCCAATCCCTTGGTGTGCGAGAAGCACAGCATCAAAGGCCGCCACTTCGGCAGGCGAGAGCACCGCCTTGAATGCCACGACCACGTCAGGCCCATCGACCTCAACAGATGCTCCCCCAACCATGGCGGTCACGATCGACTCGTTTGCGTTGATCTCATTGTTCAGCGACATGATGTCGACAACACCATTCGCCGTGCTGGCCCCTACGGGTCTGATCTGCGTATCCACAGGCATTGGCTACCTCATGCGATCATCTGAATGGAAACCCTGGCTCGACGGATGCTCAAGACACCGCCTCCATCCCGCTGCTGAATTCGCAGGATCAGGGTGTGCTCAGCCGGACTGGTTACCTCAAACTCATCGAAAGTGCAGAACTGGATCCTGTCATCAGTGTCCTCTGGCTCCACCTGTTGCTGGGCGATTGTATCCCCGTTGAGAAGCAGACTCACGATCCACTCAGCCGAACCACTCGAAGAAAACGTCTCGCAGTATGCCTTGACCTCATAGATACCGGGCTGCAACGTCTGGGTCAGCGTAACCCGGTCTCGGGCACCATAGCCGGTGAAGCTCAGTGGCGACTCGTTTCGACCGAAAAACCTCACCATGGGCGGCGTGTTGATCTGAACGTCCGCCTGCCCGCCTCCAGCATCCTCTACAGTTGCGTTGAGCAGGTTGATGTCGGTGTACGACCCCTCGAAGTTGCCGTCGGCGTAAAGCAGTACGGACGAGCCCGTTCCAGGTATGCCTTGAGGCCCTTGAGGCCCCTGTAGGCCCTCCTCAAGGCGTATGAAAAGACCACATGCTGATGCAATCGGCCTGAGCGCCGCATTGTCTCCAGCAGAATCCTCGACGGTGCCCTGAAGCTGAATCACATCCCCTTGGGCTAAGAGCATCCCCTGTTTGGTGGCAGCATTGCCCTCACCGATCGATGCCCTGTGGCTGTAGGTGTACCCAAGCATCCCCTCGATCGGAACGCCGTTCTTGACGACCCTGAACAGGCCAACCGTTCTGGTGCTCGTGGACACCTGCTCGAATGAGGCATAGGCATCTATCGAGTAGAGGCCCGATATGAGGATCGTGATTTGGCCGCTGTTGGTGTTGAGACTGAAATAGTTCAGGTTGATGTGACTGGTAGAGTCTAGGACGATTCCATCGAACCCGTTTGTTGAGAAATCTGATCCGGCAGACTGGTTGTATGCCGAGATGATAGGCACCTGCTGAGCACCCACGATAGGCACCAGATCAAAGCCTCCAGACTGGTTGGTCCTGGGTATCAGACCCTCGGGCTGACCTCCGCTCGACAAAGTCTGGAGGGCAATCTCGTCCGTCCCGCCCAGCTCGTGGCTTGAGGCATGAGAATTGGGATCTCTTGGGGCAGTTGACAGATCGAGATCGCCACCTTGGAGCCTGTCGTTGATTGCCGCCAGATCAAACTCGGGAAGATCAGACATCGAAGTCTGGTGGGGGTTGGATCTCGCTGCTACGTGGGCCTCCGTGTCTGACAGGAACGCGCTGAAATCTCGACCGTTGGCCGTCTGGATGACGACGTCGCTGATCTGATCGCTCGGTGACCTGTCTTCCTGGGTGCCGAGACCGTCATGGGAGGCCACGATGATGTCGATTAAAGCGGACTGTGCAACATCAGGGCTCGCGGTGAGCACTACGGTGACGTCGTCACCCTCGATCTTGATGTGCGAAAATATGGCCGCAACAAGAGGGTCGCTGGATAGGTCTTGATAGAGCTGACCAGCCTGTGGACTGGCCCCTTGGGTTAGACCGGTAAACTGGCCCAATGAGTAGACGACGTCCATATCACGAAATCCTGTAAATCATGAGCCGCGCATCAGCGATGGTGCTTTCGATCCCTGGAGTCTGAGTGGCGTAATCCAGATCGAACTGGAATGTCCCTGTCGTCAGAGTCAGGTTGATGAACCCCGACGCACGGTGGACCTGATTTGTGCCCCCAGGGCCAGACCCACCAGAGTCCTTGGGTTCCTGCCTGTGAGTCATGATATCTGTTGAGCCATCCTGTCGGATCCGAGCCAAGAAATCGTTGTTCGTGGCATTATGGTTCCAGGCATACGACCAGTCCAGCCTGTACCTACCGGCATTGCTCGCGTTCGTCGTCACGCTCAATGTGAGCTTGGTCTGGAACGCCCCGCCAGTGTCCGTAGAGGGTGCCAAGCTCTCCGCCTCGACCATGTTCTGCCCGAAGACGAGCCGAGAGTTGATACCCGCAAGGTGCGCGGAAAGGTCCTCCTGGTTCGTCGCCTCAGCGATCGACGTGTCCCGATCGTAGGTGGTCGGCACGTAGTCGACCCTCAGCCGATCAGCGTCGATCGGGTCGGAGCCTCCGTTGATGTGCGTCGACGCATGAGCGTTCGGATCGCGAGGATCCCCTGCGTCATCGACGTTCGCATCGGTGATCTTCGAGTTAAGCTCAGCCAGCGTACCTCCACCGAGATTCCCGATGTCGGTCCCATGCGGGTTGCTGGTGTCGCCGATGTGGCTGTTCGTGTTCGTCTCAAACACGCTCACGTCGACACCATCGACAAGACCAACGTTCGTGAGGTCGTTCCCTCCGGCGTTGATATCACCCGTGAAGGCCCGAGAGCCGTCAGCGAGCGTGTACTGGGGGTGATCGTCGTCCCCAAGGCCCGTAAGACCTCCGTGGTCCGTGATTACAGACGGCGTGGGGATCGTCGTAACCCCTCCCGATCCATCCGTCTGGAAGAGCAAGCCTGCCGCCGCCGCGCCGGATCCGAGGTTTTGAACCACGAGCTCGTCTGACCCACCCTGGTTGTGTGATGCAGCGTGGGCTGTGGGTGTCCTCGGGGAGTTCTCGTCGTCGAGGGTAGCTCCTGCGAGCTTGGAGTTGAGCTGCGCCAGGGTTCCACCCACGAGGTTGGCGATGCTCGTGCCATGTGGGTTGTTCGTGTCTGCAATGTGGGAGTTTGTGGTGAGCGCCTGGGCTGCGATGTCGACCCCATCGACGAACCTGACGTTGACGATGTCGTTCTCGTCCATACCCAGATCGCCCGACATAGACCTCGCGCCGGTCAAGGGCAGGTACTGAATGTGATCGTCGTCACCCAGCCCGCCCAGGCTCCCGTGATCGGTGATGACTGTCGGAGGATCAACAGCATCCACTCCGCCCGATCCATCTGCCACGAAGATCTGACCAGGTGTCGCCGTGCCAGAACCAAGGTCCTGAACCTCTATCTCGTCAGACCCACCTTGGTGGTGGGTTGAGCCGTGGGCGTTTGGGTCCCTGGGGTCGCCAGCATCATCGAGGGTGGCATCAGTGACGGCAGCGTTGAGTTGAGCCAGTGTGCCTGATGCAATGTTGGCGATGCTCGTGCTGTGCGGGTTGCCCGTGTCCGCGATGTGGGCGTTCGTTGTCGTGGCCTGGGCCGAGACATCCACGCCATCCACGGTGCCGGGGAGGATGATATCTCCAGGCACGTTCAGGTTGTTCGACCCATCAAGGATGAGCGTGGAGTTGCGGGTCACCTGACCTGACGTGCCGTCGAAGATTACGACTGCACCATCCGTGGAGGATGACGGACCAATCATCGTGCCTGGGGTTGGAGTCCTCTCGATCCACGCCGAACCATCGTAAATGTAGAACTTGCCCTCGGACGTCACAAACGCCTCATCTCCCTCCTGGGCAGTAAGGGCGTCACGAGCTGGTATGTCCGCCACGACGTCGAACGATGGCAGGGCCGACGATGGTATCTGGGCCGTAGGCACCTTGCCACTGGCGTCCAGGGTAGCCACGCCGTTGGCCGCCGCTTTTTCGGTGGAGGCGATGGCTCCGATATCGGCTGGCGTGGTGCTGTGGGGGTTGCCCGTGGTGCCCCTGTGTGCCGTGTTCGCAGCCACATCAACGTTCGCGGAGACTCTAGCCTCGGTGTAGTAGAGGCTCGACCCCTCGGGGACATTGCTGGTGGTGAGCGAGACGGCAGGACCGGTATCGCCGTTGACCGACTGGATCGGAGCGGCGGAGGCCGCCTCGGCAGCGGTGGTGTACTGGGGGTGAGGGTCCGGGTTGATTGTCTGGTTTACGTGATCGGCAATCTCAGACGAAGCCGTGCCCGCAGGATCCGCACCCACATCACCAGCCGCCAAGGTCTGAAACGCCGTGTCGAAGTCCGTGGCAGACTGCTTGACGAGGACTTGGCCCGACGTGCCACCCGTAGGCACACCAGGACCGGCAGGCCCAACGAGCGATGCGATGAAATCAGCCTCGGTGCCCACGTTGCCAACCGCGAGCCATGACTGGTAGGCCGAGGTGATGCCGGAGGGACCTTGAATGTCAGGACCCACAACGAAGACGGAGTGATCACGGTCGACGTTGGTGTCGTTCGCAGTACCGTTGTCGCCCTGACCAACCGACATGAAAAATCCGGTATTGGACAGGTCGGAGGTTTGGAACTCGACGTTGGTGTCAGTCGATGTGTTGTAGACCTGACCGAACACGGCGTAGTTCGCATTCGGCAGCGGGGTGGTGAAGTCGTATCTGTACCGACCCAGGGAGACCCTGAAGACGGTCAGACCAAGACCGTCCACAATCGCCCCAGTGGAGGTCGTTCTAGCAAAGGCGCCAATGCCGAATCCGGTATCGCCCTTGTCCCCCTTGAGGGCTCCGACGTTTGACCATGTACCTCCCGACTTCTCGTAAAGCGAAGTATCGATAGGATCAATTGCAAGATCGCCGTCTTGGCCGAGCGCGCTCGCAGGAAGACCTGATGTTGGCTGCACGGGTGCAGCAGCACGGGCTCGAGGTTCAGTCGTGTACTGGGTGTGGGGGTCACCAACGGTGAGGTCGGGGAGGCTATTGTGAGACAGAGGATCTGAACCGCCTGCCACATGGGTCGAGGCGTGAGTGGTAGGTGTCCTTGGATCGCCTGCGTCATCGACATTGGCATCCGTGAGTGCCGCGTTAAGCTCCGCGAGCGTACCCGCTCCGATGTTGCCCAGATCAGTCCCATGAGGGTTGTTCGTATCTGCGATGTGCGCGTTCGTGTTTGTCGCGAAGACATCCACATCCACGCCGTCCACAAGGCCAACGTTGGTGATGTTGTTCGACCCGAGGTCTGCATCTGCGGTAAACGGCCTCGAACCATCTGCGGGGACGTACTGGAGGTGGTCATCGTCTCCAAGTCCGCCCAAACTCCCGTGGTCGGTGATGCTTGACAAGGGCGTGAGCGCGTACCCCCCGGCGCCGTCCGTCTCAAGGACTTGGCCAGCGGCGGCGGCTCCAGACCCAAGATTCTGCGCCAACAACTCATCAACGCCGCCCTGCTCGTGGGTGCTCGCGTGAGCGGTAGGATCACGAGGGTCACCGACATCATCCAGCGTAGCATCTGTGATCTTGCCGTTGAGCTGGGCCAACGTGCCGGGGACGATGTTGGCCACACTCGTCAGGTGAGGGTTCGACTGGTTCGCGATGTGTGCGTTTGTGGTGGACTCGAACGCATCGACGTCCACCCCATCAACGAGGCCCACGTTCGTGAGATCATTCCCTCCGGCATTGAGATCTCCAGTGAAGGCCCTCGACCCATCGACAAGGATGTACTGGGGATGGTCATCATCCCCAAGTCCGGTCAAGCCTCCGTGATCGGAATTGATCGACGCCAACGGGACCAAGCTCACGCCCCCGGCGCCATCGGACCGGAAAACCTGATCAACAGGAGCCGCGCCTGAGCTTAGATTCTGAACGACGAGCTCATCTGACTCGCCACTGGAGTGAGACGAAGCGTGATCAGTTGGAGTCCTTGGATCCGAAGAGTCGTCAACATTGGCACCTGTGAGCTTGGTGTTGAGTTCACCCAGCGTGAAGCTCGGAATGTTGAGCAGGTTGGTGTTGTGGGGGTTGCTCGAACTGGCAACGTGGTTGTTTGTGTCCAGGGCGAACGTGTCGAAGTCTACACCGTTGATCGTTGAGACGTCCTCAAGCTCCACCTGGTCGGGCTGGGGTTCGTCGTCGGTCGGAAGGTGACTGGCGCAAATCGCATCAAGGGCCGACTCCTGCGCTGGGCTCAAGGCAGCGGAGAAGAAGAAGCGGACGGTGATCACCGACCCCACCTCAAAGAGCTGAATGGATTCGTAGGTGGGAGACAGGAGGCCTTCGCCATCGATATCAAAAGCCAAGCCTGTCAGGTTCGGATAGTCCCCTGGTGCGAGTGAAGTGAAGTCGCTCGCCACATCTCGATCAACAAACGCCATTACGACTCCCTGTAGACCCTCATCCTGGCGTCGAGCATCGTCGACTCCACGTTGTTGTTCCGCGTGCGAAGATCAAGATCATAGTTGTAGGTCCCAGCAGTCAGGCCGAGCAATGAAATGAAACCGGCAGCAGGAAACCGCTGATTTGTGCCCCCAGGGCCAGAACCACCAGAGTCCTTGGGCTCCTGCACGTGGGTCATGAGCGTGGTCGTGTCATTGACCTGAATCCTGGCCTCGAAGTCGTTGTTCGTGGCATCGTGACTCCAGAAGTAAGACCATTCT